TGAAACATTTACAGTATTAGTTAGAGATTATTTTGATACCGATTCTAACCCAGTTGTGTTGGAAAAATACACAAACTGCTCAATGAATCCGGGTGAGAATAACTATATCGCTAAGAAAATTGGTACGTTAGATGGTGAGTATGAATTAAAGTCTAAATACATAATGGTCGAGATAAATGAGGACGCACCAGTTGATGCAATCCCTTGTGGTTTCCAAGGTTATAGATTTAGAGAATATCCAGATGGAAAATCTCCATTCCCAATTTACAAAACAAAATATTTCTTACCAGGTGAACAAGTATTTAATCCACCTTTTGGTACAACAACAGGTCAAGACGATACTTTTGTTAGTGCTGGTGATAACATAAGAAAAACATATTTAGGTATTGGTTCTTACTGGGGTTATGATGTTGACTTTTTCCAATATAAAGGAAAAGTAAAACCATTTGATATATGTAATGGTGAAGGGTCTGATTGGAATTTCGTAACAAAAGGTTTCCATATGGATCAATTTGCTAGTGGTATAACAATTTCTGGCGCTTTTGCTTCAAGTGGGACTTCCGCTTATGAAGTTGGTAACGCATCATTTTCTTCAGAACCTGATAATCCAGAAAACCCTTACTACAGACTTAATTCAAGAAAATTCACACTAATGGTTTATGGTGGGTTTGACGGATGGGATATATACAGAGAATATAGAACAAATGCCGATAAATATGCTTTAGGTAGAACTGGTTTCTTAAATGGGACTTGTCCTTCATTAAGATTCCCTAAAGGAAAAGGAAACGGATTATTTAAACAAATTGCCATTGGTGATGGAAGTATTGAGTTTGGAAATACAGACTACTACGCTTACTTATTAGGTCAAAGAACTTTTGCTAACCCAGAAGCTGTTAATATAAATTTATTTGTAACACCAGGTATTGATTTGTATAATAATAGTGATCTTGTTGAAAGAGCAATTAGTATGATTGAAGAAGAAAGAGCGGACTCATTATATATCGCAACTCTTCCAGATTACCAAATGTTTGTTACATCAACAACAGAAGGTGATAATTTAATTTACCCACAAGAAGCGATATCTATTGTTGAGGAAACTGGAATTGATTCTAACTACACTGCAACATATTATCCTTGGGTATTAACAAGAGATAGTGTAAACAATACACAAATCTATATTCCAGCAACGGCTGAGGTAACAAGAAACTTAGCACTTACCGATAATATCGCTTTCCCTTGGTTTGCGGCAGCTGGTTATACTCGTGGTTTGGTTAACTCAATTAAAGCTCGTAAAAAATTAACACAAGAAGACAGAGACGTTCTTTATCTTGGTAGAATTAACCCAATTGCAACATTTGCCGATGTAGGTACTGTAATTTGGGGTAATAAAACTCTACAAGTAAGAGAATCAGCACTTGATAGAATCAATGTAAGAAGATTATTACTCCAAGCTAGAAAATTAATCTCTGCTGTTTCTGTAAGATTGTTGTTTGATCAAAACGACCAACAAGTAAGACAAGACTTTTTGAACGCGGTTAACCCAATCTTAGATTCAATTAGAAGAGATAGAGGTTTATATGATTTCCGAGTAACGGTTTCAAGTGATACTGAAGATTTGGATAAAAATCAAATGGTAGGTAAAATCTATATTAAACCAACAAGGTCTCTTGAATTTATTGATATCACATTTTACATCACACCAACAGGTGCGTCATTTGAGGATATTTAATAAAAATAAAACTAATAAAAAAGTGGGGGTCTTAGATTCCCACTTTTTTATTTAATAGAATATTTATTAATATGAATTATAAAAGAATAGTTAGGCAACTCATTAATGAAATAATTGATGATGCGCACACACCAATTATGAAATATTATGCTTTTGATTGGGATGATAATCTAATGTATATGCCAACAAAAATATATTTGAAAGATAACAATGGTAAATCGGTTGGTATATCGACAGAAGACTTTGCTGAATATAGGACTTTAATTGGAAATGAAGATTTTAATTATGAAGGCAATACTATTGTAGGTTTTGATGAAGACCCTTTTAGAGATTTTAGAGTAACTGGGGATAAGAAATTCTTGGAATATGCAATGAAAGCACCCACTGGACCCGCTTGGCCCGATTTTATAGAAGCGATTAATAACGGTTCTATATTTTCAATTGTGACGGCAAGAGGTCACACACCAAGTATATTAAAACAAGGGGTATATAATTTAATAAAGAAAAATATGCACGGCTTAGATTCAAATAAACTTGCAAAAAATTTATTAAAATATAGAAATCTAGCGGATGAAGATAAATTAACAAAAGACCAACTAATAAGAGCTTATCTTGATATGTGTAGGTTTTATCCTGTTTCTTTTGGCGAAGGTTCGGCAACCAATCCTGAACAAGCAAAAATAGAAGCTATGGAAGAGTTTGTTGATTATGTAAAACTTACTTCAAGGAATCTACAAACAAAAGCTATGATGAAAAATAAAATTAGTAATTACTTTACACCATTTATTGGATTTTCAGATGATGATGTAAGAAATGTAGACTCTATGAAAAAACATTTTGATAAGAAAGAAGACAATATATTAAAGACTTATTTAACAGCAGGAGGAAAAAAGAAGCAATATTAAGTAAGTAGTTATTATATATATTAATTAAGTAGTTATTATATATAGGTATATTATTTGAAAATAATTTGAAGTAAATAGAAAAATTTTTCATAATCATATATTTATCAATAAAGAAAAATAAACATTAAAAAAAAATAAAAAATTATGGCTGATTTATTAATGAAAATGCCAGTTCCGTATGAACCGAAAAGACAGAATAGGTTTATCGTTAGGTTTCCTTCAAGTTTGGGGATTAACGAATGGTTTGTTGAAAGTGCATCAAGACCGTCAATTAAAGTAGGTTCAACAGAAATCCAATTTCTAAATACCTCAACTTATGTTGCTGGTAGATTTAACTGGGACCCAATTACTGTTAAATTTAGAGATCCAATTGGACCTTCCGCATCACAAGCACTAATGGAATGGATGCGTTTATGTGCTGAATCAGTTACAGGACGTATGGGTTATGCTGCTGGTTATAAGAAAAATGTAGATTTAGAAATGTTAGACCCAACCGGTGTTGTTGTCGAAAAATGGATTTTAGAAGGTACATTTATGACTGACTTGAACTTTGGTTCTTTATCTTATTCTCAAGATGCAATTGCTGATATTTCAGCAACACTTAGAATGGACCGTTGTATATTGGTTTATTAATTTTTTACACACCCTTTACAACCAAAATATAAATCCATATATTTATTAGAAATAGTAAATGTATGGATTTTTCTTTTTTTACAACTAATAATAAGTCTGGATATAAGACCAATGAAAAGTGGTTAAGTAATAATGAACCAGAATTGTATTCAAAAATAGTTGAGTATTCAAAAAAAAACCAAAGTGATATAACATTTAAGGAAAAAATATATTTTTATTTTCATAATTTAACACAAAGACCAAAATGTGTTTCTTGTAATAATGAAATAAAATTTAGAAATAGATTTGATAAACCATACGGTGATTTTTGTTCTTTAACTTGTGCGAATAATTCAAAAGAAGAATTGGTTAATCGACAGAAAAAAACATTCAATAAAAAGTATGGTGTTGATTTCTACACCCAACACAATGATTTTGTAAAAAAACAAAAAGAAACCAAACTAAAAAAGTATGGGAATGAAAATTACAATAACGTAAAAAAAAGTAAAAAAACCAAAGAAGTTAATTATGGTAATGGTAATTACAATAATATAGAAAAACAAAAATTAACTTGTAAAACAAAATATGGGGTTGATAATTATGCAAAATCAAATAACTATAAAAATAAATTAATTAAGGAATTTAAAAATTTATATTCAGACATTAACTTTAATGAAGTTAAAAAAGGTTCGGTTGTTATTGTTTGTCCTACTTGCAAAAAAGAATCTGAATTATCAAAACAACTATTATATGAAAGACATAAAAGAAATTATGAATGTTGTCTTAATTGTAACCCAATTGGTTTTTCCCAAAGGAGTGGTTATGAAGACGAGATTTCAAGGTTCTTAAATGAAGTTAATACAAAACATATAACAAACTACAAATTACCAAATTCAAAGGTTGAGATTGATTTATTTATTCCAGAACATAACCTGGGTTTTGAATTTAACGGACTTTACTGGCACAATGAATTATTTAAAACACCAAACTATCATTTAGAAAAAACGATTAAATGCAATAATCTTGGAATTAATTTGGTTCATATTTTTGAAGATGAATGGATTTATAACAAAGAAGTTGTAAAATCAATTATTAAGAATAAATTAAACATTAGTGAAAATAAAATTTATGCTAGAAAGTGTATAATAAAAGAAGTGTCAACACAAGAAACCAAAAAATTCTTGGAGGACAATCATATACAAGGAAATGTAAATTCAAGTGCTAAGTTAGGATTATACCACAATAATGAACTTGTATCCCTTATGACCTTTTCAAAAGGGAGAATTATTATGGGTGGGAAAAGTAATGAGTGGGAGTTAAATAGATTTTGTAATAAGTTAAATACAAATATAATTGGTTCAGCATCAAAATTATTAAAATATTTTGTAACAAATTATAAACCAGAAAAATTAATATCATATTCTGATATTAGAATTTTTGATGGTAAAATGTATGAAAAATTAAATTTTAAAATGATTTCACAATCAAAACCAAATTATTGGTACGTAATTGGAGACAAGAGACATTATAGATTTAATTTTAAAAAATCAAACTTGGTAAAAGAAGGTTATGATAAAAACAAAACCGAAAAACAAATTATGTTTGATAGGAAAATTTATAGAATATATGATTGTGGAAACATTAGATGGGAATTAACTATTGATTAAATCAAGTATTGATATATTTTTATAATAAAAAAAGAATATGGAAACCAATGTGAATGAATATGGTCAAATGAATTTTAATTTACCACACGATGTTGTAACCTTACCTTCGGGTGGTATTTTTTATCCGTCAAAGAAAAAAAATATAAAAATTGGTTATTTAACGGCAGTAGATGAAAATATCTTAGTAAATTTTGATGGTAATAAATCAATTAAAGAAAGTATTGTATTACCATTACTTAGAAATAAAATATATGAACCAGATTTAAGACCGGAAGATTTGTTGGATGGTGACATTGAAGCAATTCTTATCTTTTTAAGAAATACGTCTTTTGGTCCAGAATATAAATTGAATGTTATTGATCCTATAACACAGAAAAGTTTTTTAGCCTCTGTTTTATTAGATGAGTTAAACATTAAAAAACCAAAGATAAAGCCAGATGAAGATGGTACATTTGCAACAACATTGCCTAAAAGTAATGTGACAATTAAAATTAAACCTCTTTCATTAAGAGATTCACTTGAAATTGAAAAAAGTTTAGAGTCTTACCCAGCTGGTAGGGTATCTCCAGTTATAACAACTAGATTATTAAAACAAATAGTCGAACTAAATGGTAGTCAAGATAAAGGTGATATTGCAAAGTTTATCGAATCAATGCCAATAGCTGACTCAAAGTACATTAGAACTTTTATTTCTGAAAACGAACCTAGATTAGACCTAAACCGCGAAATTATAGCCCCGTCTGGAGAAAGAGTGAACGTAAGTATCACTTTTGGGGTTGAGTTTTTTCGGCCTTTCTTCTGATTATAGAACCCTTATTTTAGACGAATACATTTTTTTGGCAAAAACATTAAGAATGTCATATTCCGACTTTCAAAAAGTACCAACTTATGAAAGGAAATACATTATTGATAAAGTTGTTGAATCAAATAAAAAATTGAATTCATAATATTTATTAAATAAAAATTTATGTACGGAGGAAACGAACAACAAGGTGAAAATGTACAAGTATCCGCCGAAGCTCTTGCAAAACAACAAGCGGCTAGAGATGGTTTACGTATAGGTAAAGAACTATATAGTGGTGTTGTTGATGGTTTATTATCTGGTAAAATAACTGGCGATGGAAGCATAACTGAGAAATTAAAAGCTACGCTTGTTGAAATTACGACTCCCAAGGCTATCTTTGATAGAACTAGGGATTTACAAAATATGGCCAAACAACTAAGGGACACTTTAGGTCTTGGTGCTGAAAAAAGTAGGGAGTTTTCACAAGCTATTGCGGATAATGCGGGTAAATTTATTGAGTATGGTTTTGATGTTAAAGATATTGTTGATACTTATGACGATTTATTTAAAACTTACAGAACTAACGTTTCAATATCCGACGATGAACTTTTACAACTTAAAGCAACCGCATCAGTAACTGGTCAAGGTGTTGATAAATTAGCTAGTGGTTTTCGTGGTGTAGGTATTGGTATTAATGAAGTTGGTGATAGAATGTTAGAAGTAACAAATATTGCCAAAGACGCT